AGATCCCCCGGTTCGGAATGATGTCTTTCCTAGCCACGATGAAGGTGCCGGTGTCAAACCCTAGCTCCTTATCGAAATTCACCAGCACATACCCTTCAGTGGCTTGGGTTATGTCAACACTGTAGAAGGCTGCTACCGTTGCACACATCCCGATGTCTGCCAGGGTCTGTGCGTAGTTAGCATCCTCTTCATTCATCGCCGCCCCACCTCTCTCGTATGTCTCCAACTCATTCACCAGCCGCTGCCATGTGTTGAGTAGATCAATCGTGGGCTGACTCAGGTCAGGTGAGAAGCACAGCTCAGCTCCCTCTACGATGACACCCGTGCCCATAGAGAAGGGCTTGTACATGGGTACGTTCTTGTACTCCTGCCCCTCGGCCATCGTCGCTCCGAGTGCGAAGACCGCAGCGATGACGGCAACCAGTACCATCCAGTTAGTTGCGGGTACCCTTTGCTTTCTGTGCTCACCGAGCCTGCTTCCGTTTTGATGCTTCTTCCTTCTGATCTCTCGCCACGGTGTGTGTCCTGTCATTCTGTTTCTCCTTGTACCGTTCACAACTCATGCACGGTTTGTGATTACAGCCATCGCTCGTTGGGGCACCGGGGCATTCATTCTTCCCCGGCCAGAAGTGCCTGCCGCACTTGCAGCAGATGGTCACTTGATGTTCTCCTCTGTGTAACCAGCACGAACATGCATATCAGTGAGTGTCTCCTGTCCCTTGCCAGCCATGGCGCCCTCGATCTCCCAGAAGGTCACGGGCGAGAAGTTCCAGCAGTCCACCCCAATGTCCAGTTCCTTGCGGTCAGGGCGAGGCGGTAGCGTGCCGTGGCTGTGGCCATACAGGTGCCACGATCCCCGGAAGCTGTGGTTCCACACCCGCATCCCGTAGTGACACATGATGATACGCTGATCACCTACCATCACCTCGGCCATGTCATGTACCGCACTGAAGAACTTGAGCGTGCGTCGGTGGTCGTGGTTCCCTTGGATCAGGATGACGTTCCCGTTCAGCCTAGCCAGGGTGCGCTTCACAAAGTCCACGCCACCCCTGTAGCCGAAGTCTCCAAGGTGGAACACCGTCTGATCCTCATCTACCGCCGCGTTCCACCGCTCCACCATAATCTCGTTCATGTGATCCACATCCTTGAAGGGACGCTCACAGAACTTGATGATGTTCTCATGACCGAAGTGCTGGTCAGCCGTGAACATCACTTCCTCTGCATCGAACTTGTACTTCTGCATGTCTACCCCTTGATGTTGATGTGTTGTTGTAGCGTGTGCTTGACCTTGACGAGGTCTGACTGCGCTGCCATCACCGCATCAATGTCCTTGTAGCAACCGGGTGTCTCGTCAATCACATCCTTATCCTTCCGGCATGTGATGCCCTCTGTTGCCTTGATGTGATCCTCTACCGTGAAGGTTCGCTTCGCCTGACTTCTCGACATGACCCGGCCCGCACCATGAGAACAGGAATTGAAAGAGTCAGGGTTGCCAAGACCTTCCACAATGTAACTCCGAGCACCCATTGACCCAGGGATAATCCCAAGATCACCAACGCGAGCGCGCACTGCCCCCTTCCGGGTGACGAATACGTTCTTCCCAAAGTGGTTCTCCTTCTCCACGTAGTTGTGGTGGCAGTTGATCGCTGTCTCCGTGTTACCAGAGGCGCCATCGGTGCCCCAATCCGAGCGGCGCCCGACCGCTGTGTAAAGGGCGATGAGCGTCTGCTCCAGCATGATGTCGCGGCTGGTGCGTGCGTAGTTCTGTGCCCACCCTACGGCCTCGACGTAATCGTCATGGTACTCTGTCCCTTCTGGCAGGTACGCCAGATCCTTGTTGGGCAGCTTGCTCATCCACTTCTCGCACTCACCCTGGGCTAGCTTGATGAAGTGTGTGCCGATGCGGTTGCCGATACCCCGTGAGCCTGAGTGCAGCATGACCCACACCTCGTCGTTCTCATCGGAGCACACCTCAATGAAGTGGTTGCCTCCACCCAGCGTACCAAGCTGGTACAGAGGGTCGCCGAACTGTCCGATGCGTGGGTACTTGTCTGCGATCCTGTCGAACCCGTCGCGCAGCCCTGCGTACCATAGCTGACACGCCGAGTTGGGGATGGTGTCCTGCCATCGCCCCTTGTCACCGAGCCCACCTCTGTCTGTCCTGCCGTGGGGCACAGCCAACGTGATGCCCCTGTAGATCGCATCACGGTGCTCGTACACCTCATCCAGTGCGATGCCTGGGACACGCTGGGCCACCATGCCGCACCCAATGTCCACGCCCACCGCAGCAGGGATGATCGCCTTGCTGGTGGCAATGACGGTACCCACAGTGGAGCCCATGCCCCAGTGTGCGTCAGGCATAACAGCGAGGTGCTTGTGGATGAAGGGGAGCTGCGCGCACTCTCGTAGCTGCACCTCTGCCTTGATGTCCAGCTCGACGCCATCCACCCATGCCTTCACCGGAACCGCTTGCTTCTTACCTGTCAGTACTCGCATCGAGCTTCCTCCATGCCTTGAGTTCTTGAGCGATCACAGATGCCGCATCAAAGAAGTCGTAGTTCCACCAGTCATCGCTGCATCCCTTGACCTCAGCGTCTTGAATGAACTCGTCTATCTGCTCGTCTGTCATGTCACGCATTATCGCACACTCCACACACGCAACGGCCTGGAGTGGCTAACCGTCCTGCTTGAAGGTTCAGTTCTATTGGTAGGCGTAATCAATCCCTGGGACTTGGCCTTGCTCATCACACCACCCATAGCTCTGTTCTCAGTGACACCATCATCAAGCGACGGATCCGCTGCCCACACCTTGTCTGTGGTGAACTCTGTGTTGTGTAGGATTACACACGACACAGCAAAAGCTGCCCTGTCTTTCCAATCCTGGCTTGCTCCTCTGTACGCTTTGTTCATTCCTTTTACTGCTGCTGCCTGCCCTTTAGCTACGCTCATTTAACATCTCCTTGATCTCTTCGTATGTGTGGTCGTCGGGTTGCCCCTTGATGTAAATGCTTCGCGCTGAGATGCCTACTTTCTTCAGCATCCGCTCTGCCTTCTGCGAGTTGGCTCCCTCATCCCAGAGGAAGGTGACTCGCTTGACCCTGGAGTGAACCAGCATGTCCACTTGCCGAGGGCTGAGGTAACTCCCGAAGTTCGTTGTCACTCCGAGGTCACGTAACCACATGGAAACAAAGGTGTTTTCCACGAACGTGATCTCGTCCCAGAGCTTACATTCTGCCCAGCCCAGGATGAAGTTCGTGATCGGAACACCCGAGCCGTACTTGTAACGCAGGGCATCCGGGTCTATGTCACTGAACCACTGCTTCTGCGGTGCGTGCTTGTTCACCCTGCGTGAGTTGTACTGCACCAGCTTGCCATCCTCATAGATGGGCACGATGATGTGTGTCTTGTTGGTGTGCATGTCCCACTTCCGAATCATGTCCCACGTCACGCCCCGGTGTGCCAGCACGTTGGCCTCCGCACAAGTGAAGCTGGGCTCAATCTTCACCGCACCATTAGGCAACGTGATCTCGACTACCTTCTTCTCTGCCTTCTCCATCCCAGGTACGTACCCTGCCAACTCAGGCGGGTAGCCCACGATGTTGATCGTTGATTCAAGGTTGAGCGTCGTGTGACACCCCGCCCGGTGACAGTACCCGAGCACCTTCTTGATGTTGAAGTAGAACGCCTCATGCCCACACGTAGGGCATGGGAACTTCAGCTCGTTCCCTTGGCGCTGCTCTACCTCAAAGGCACCGAGCATCCACTGAAGGATGTCAGCCCTGGTGTATTGATTGGTTGAAGAACTTCCCACAGCTCATGCACTCCCAGTGATGGTTGATACGCTTCTGCTGCCTTAGACTGATCTTGATAAGACGAAGATCGTGGTGCTTCCCGTGCAATGCCTTCCACTTCCTGTCGGTCATTTTGTCCACCTGACTGAGATCGTCTGGCACCTAGAGCACTTACGACTGTTGACGTAGTACGTGTGGTACCTATGGTGTACGAGCCTGCACTTCCTGACTGTCACGTCTTGGTTCCTCCAGCTTGGCGATCAGAGCATCAGCCATCTCGATGGCTTGGTCAAGACCCGGCTTCATGTACGTACCATTCGATAGCATTATACAATCAGTGGTGGCAAACTTCAGCGCCGCTTCGAATCTCTGCTGATCCTTCTGCAATTCATATGCAAGTTCCCAGTCACCCATCAACTACCTCCCTTCGGTGTCCATCCACTACCCTTCAGTACGAACGTGCAGCCAGCTATGAGCCGGATGACCGGAGCACCGCACTTCATGAACTTACCTTCCTTCCCATACCCTTCCTTGCCCTCAAGCTCTTTCCCATTGATGCAGATCACGAACTCACACGCATCCAAGCGATCATCCTTGATACCCTGCACGGCCTCAAACTCATGGCCCACATCGCACCTGTATTCATACGTCGGCATCAGTTGGGCACCTTCCCCGGTACGTACTTCAGTCCCGCTGACACCCTCGCCTGCTCCACCACCTCCTCGTTGGCGGCGCGGATCGCCTCGTTCAGACAGTCAGGAGGAGCGCCTGGATCTCCATCAGGGAACTCGTACATCGTTGCCTTCTCATCCGGGTCCAGATCATTCTCCATGCCCTTGTACATGCACCGAGGCCGGTGGCCTGCGGCGTTGTGTCTCTGGGCGAAGGTACGCCACACGAGGTCAAGGCTGGCCTGCTCCTCACGCCACGGCTCCACCACCCTGAGTGCCCATCGCTTGAAGTCCTGCCATAGATACCTCATTTGCGGCGCGTCGGCAGGCCGAACCGCAGCTCACTGTAGTTGAAGTCCTTGCACACTTTCTTGGTGGCGAACATACCAACACCCAGTATGAACGTACCAATCGCTGCGTCTATCAGCACGGGTGCGAAGCACCACAGCCAGCTAATACCAAGGAAGCCAAACGCCTTGGCCGCGATCAAGATCAATGCTACTACCGTAAAGAATCCCATCAGTTGTTCTCCTTTGCCCGATGCGCGCGCTCCAACGCATCCTGCTCCTTGTGGTGGGCGTAGACTTCCTTGAACGAGTTGCCGAACTTGTACTTCTGAACAAGGTAACCCGCCGCCTTGACGGCCCCGAGCGGGCCATATATGAATAGCAAGATCGCCACAATAATCAATAGTGCGTTCATTACTTCTCCCTTCTTACCGTAGGTTTACACTTCGCTTTCCAATACGAGTGACATTCAATCGAGCAAAACACAGGCCCGTGATACTTAGTGGACACACTCACCATCTGTATGCCTCTGGGTACATCGGGCTGCTCATGGTGCATCCGCTTGTTCTCACAGCCGGGGCCATCGCACGGCAGCGCCACAATCTTCTTCGTCTTGTGTCTCATAGTTGGTACATCCTGTGAATGAACCAGATCGAGTCGGGGCATGTGGCCTCACACTTCCAGCACACCCGCTCGTTCACGTCATACTCCTTCACTCCTTCTGCTCCGGTAAAGTCCTGGGCTCGCTCCGTTGGGTGCCTGTGGTAAAGTATGTTTGCGTCCACAGCCCAGTCACCTATGTAAATGGATTCACTGGGACCATCCGGGCACGGGACCACGTACTGTCCCGCTGAGCTACAGATCGTGTCTGTCTGAGGTGCCTTGACGCCTTTCAACATGACGCCTCCTGAAATGAGTAGCCCTCTCGCCCCTGATTCAACAGGTGAGACGAGAGGGCTGGATGCTCAATCACTCTAGTAGTACTAGAGAGTAGAGCTGAAACAGAACTCTTCTGAGAAGAGGACAAATAGAACAAGTGATTCTTTTGTTTCTGTTTCATTTACTATTACTACTTCTATTAGAGGTTTCCAGTTTTTATATCGTCGAGTTTACGGCTTTTCAGAGTGATTGTCATTCTCTAGGTAAGCTGGTGCCTCTAGCACGTCTAACCCTTGCTACGTTCATTTGAGCCTCCCTCTGCGAGGTGTATGTCAGGGGTGATGGATGACACTCCGTTCTCCCTATCTCTATTATATGTTTTCTTTTCAGGAATTGCAAGTTTCAACTCGCTGCCTTCTTCTTTTGTGCCGCTATCTGCTTCTCTCGCGGCGTCTTAGCCGTGCTGTCGGCCACCTCAGGTGTGCTAGTCTCGTCGTAAGTCTCCGTTTCGTATACCTTATTGGTGATCGACATCTTACTGAGGTCACATTCTAGCATCACCGGCTTAAAAGATCGCCGGGAGTGCCTCTGTTTGAGGGATGAGAACTCCATTGCGATCTTGTCCTCCCCAATCTCCTGTTGACTCATCCCGATCACGACCGTCGCCTCTTGCAGATGCTTGGTCGAAGCCTGCGCCATCTCCAGCCCCATCTTGGCACCCTTTATCATGCCCGAGCGGTTGGTCTGCGCTGCTGTCCACACCAGAATGTTGTGCCGCTTGGCGAACCGGGACAGGTCACGACTGATCGCACCCAGCCAGTTCCATTCCTTATCACGCCCGTACCCATCATCGCATGGCTTCATCCTTTCCATGAAGTCGAGGATGAGTACGTCAGGCTTCCACCCAATCAGGTTGACCCACTTCATCATCTCTGATTCGATGTCGTCAACGCTCACCTCCCTGTTGATCTCCGTGATCCTGATGCGCTCATGCAGGCCCGCCTTCCAGTGTCGCTCCAGCCCCTTGTACGCAATGCCTGGATCGTTGATGACCTCAGTCAGATCCGTGCCAGTGATGCGAGCGAGCAGGCGCTCTGTCTCTTCCTCGATGGTCAGCTCGTTGGTCACGATCCACACCCTCTTCTGCTCCAGCTCAGCCATCTTGTGCCCCATCACGATCAGGACGCTGGACTTGCCTGCGCCTGTCGGGGCCATGATGATGCCGAGCTGTTTGGTACGCAGCCCACCACCTGACCAGTCATCAATCACCTCGATGCCCGTTGGTATCCGGGTCACCTCAGGTGTGAAGCCTGCTGTGTGAACGAGGTTCTCGATGGCCTGCTTCAAGTCCATCGTCCTGTCCTGCCCCACGTCACCGTGCCTGTTGAAGAAGGTGTGCAGGGACTTGAGTAGCCCGCTGCCCTTCAGGTCTGCTTGCTTCTTCAGGAACGTCTGGTCATTGGCCAGTTCTTGGAAGTCACGCACCACTCCCGTGTCCCGTGCCTGATCCAGTGTGTACAGGATGGTGGACCGATCAGGGATCTGCTCCGTGATGCTGTTCAGTGCATCCTTGTACCTCAGGTTGTACGCTTCCTCATCCTTGTCCTTGAACACCCTGTGCAGGGTGGGGATGGACGGTTGCTCCCCGTGTGTTCTGGTGAACGCATACAGCTCAGCCAGGATGGGGATGTACTCCGTCTTGTGCAACCAGTCCGGTTTGAACGTGGTTGCGAACTTGCGTGCGTCTTCTGGTCGTGAGGACAGGGCGTATAGAAACGCTGCCTCATCAAAGTTGCTGCTCATGCTGCCTCCTTACCATGTCAGTAGTGCTGCTATCATCTTGATCCCATCGGGGATCTCTTCTCCACACCCTTCGCAGGATTCCTTGACCGCTGGGACAGCGGATGCCGTGGCGTCCATGTCTAGCTTCCAATTCTCCATGCAGATGTGGTAGAACTTGTCTTTCCATATGTCGTTGCTGTTTCTCGGTGTCGGGAAGAACCAGTCACCAGCGTACTGCCACCACTCATGATGCACTCCCTTCGTCATCATCGTCTTTCTCCATTCCTCGTAGTCCATAACAGTTCGTGACATCAGAGTTTTGCCAGTAGTATTATCATCTTGATCCCTTCGGGTACCTCGGCTCCACACATGAGGCATCCTCCTTCCATCTTAGCAACAGAATGATCGTACCCACCCGACGCAGCGAACAGTCGGTCGTAGTTCCCACGGCACACATGGTAGACATTATCACTCAGGTGGAAACTCTGGTTCACCTTACCAGGGTACAGCCAGTGGTCAACCGCGATCCACGATGTGCGCGGCCCCTTCCACATAGTGAGCATCTCGTCTTCCCACTCTTCATACGTCTGCTCTTGATCCATCAGAACAGATCCGCTGCGTACTTCTTGGTCTGCTGGATGCTGTGCTGCCGCAGCTTCTTGAAGTCCACGGTCGGGAACTTGTGCTTCTTCAGTGCCATCCACATCTCCTCATCCACTAGGTCGTGGAACACGGTGCCGAGCAACCGAGGTATCAGCTTGCCCCGGTGCCTCTCTTGCACCCGCTTGTGCATGGCCTCATACTCTTCCTTGGTACGCTCACCATCCAGAGGGTTGGCCTCGATCTCTGCTGCGATGTCCTCACAGGACAAGTCACACACGATCTTGGACCGCACCTTCTCTACCAAGAACTGAGTCACGAACTCCTCAGCAATCGCAGCCTCCACTTGGAACTCACCACCCTTCTCCAAGGTACCGAAGGCCCGCTTGTTCTCTTCCTTGAACTCGTTGCGTACTATCTTGGCCCAAGGCTGGTCACCAGTGTTCCATGCGTAGTTCTTCAGCACTACACCCTCGCCTGCCCCTGCCCCATCGAGGATGAGGTACGAGTTCTGCTCCACCTCATACTGGAGCTGCTTGTCGCTTGGGTTGGTGAATATGCACAGGGGCTCGATCACGTCCAGCCCTGCTGCCCTGATGGTGGGCTCCCACTGGTCGTAGTGCAGGTAGCAGCCCTTGTTGTTATCGAACACGTCGAACACGTAGAACTTACGCCACGCCTCCTGCCTGTATGTCTTGAGGGTGTGCGGCACCAGCCACTCACCGTAGAGCTGCCAGTTCAGACCACCGGACTTGGCCACCTCATTGAACATGCCTTCGTTCGCATGTACCCACATCCAGAACCCTGCGTTGTCAGCATCGAACGACAGGGTGCGGGCTCTCGACCCACACCCAATGCTGAAGCTGGGTGTCATGGAACAATGCCCAGCACCACCCGTCGCAGGCTGATTGAACCACACGCTGGCGTTGGTACCATCCAGCTTGGGGAACACGTACACATCCCCAATGGTGATGCCCTCTACCTTCTCATGCCCTAGTCTCTCAACGTGGTCGTACCTACGGAAGCTCATATGACGCTCTCCTCTATCTTGTTGCACTTGCTGCATGTCCTCTTCTGCATGTCCCAGTACCCACCTCCCTTTACGGCTGTCTGGTAGATAGCAGACCAATCTGACCAAGCGTGCCCCCAAAAGCAGCTCATGACGCATCCCAGAGACACAGGATGCAACCATGCAGCACCATGATGAGGCCACCGAGCATAGCCGCAACTGTTAGCGAACTGAACGACGCACCTATAACGGCGGCGCCACCATATGCCAGACACAATCCTTGCTTCGTGTAGCTCACGACATATCCTCCTTCGACCTGAAGCCGAGGAATACGGGGAAGCGAGGCTTCGCCTTGCCCCCTGAGGGTTGGTGCTTGTACTTGATGATGTACCCAACGTAAACTTGCCTGTCACGCCAGAACGACTTGCGCTGTGCGTCCGTGTAGCCAGTGCCACACTCAAACTCGATGTTGGTCTTGAGGTCACGGCACACGAACTTACCCAGCTTGCCAGCCGGGATCTTCCCAGCCTTGGCACTCGACCGCTCTGTCCTACCCAGGGCGTTCTTCACGGCCTTGTTGGTGTTGGTCATCAGCTCTTCGAAGCCAATGATCTCAGCCTCGTCATCCTGAAACACCTTGAGCTTGGCCATCATCCCTCTGGTTGAGCGCCCGAACTTGTACCCACCTTCGGGGTCACGGAAGATGGCACCCTCGTACCCTTCAGAGGCACACTTGTTCCAGAAGGCCATCAACCCACCGGAGTTGTAGCATTCCTCCGGTATCACCAGGGTCACCCACTCAGGGCGTGGTGCCTTGAGGCGTTCCTTCATCACCTCCATCCTCTTCCGGTACGTCAGCTCAGGCTTGTCCCACACATCGAACACCTTGTACTCAAAGTCGGGCGTCCCTTCGACCCGCATGATGGGACCGGACACCTCACCAAAGGTGGTGGCGCCCCTGATCCACAGCTCACCGTCCAACCCTTCCATGCCCCATGTCTCCAGCATGTACCTGATGTGGTTGTTCGGGATCTTCTTGAGGCTACGAGACTTGGGCGTACCACCCTCTACCGTGAGGCAGCGGATGCCGTCGATCTTGGGCGTAGCCAAGACAGGGAACTCCACCTTGTCGATGTCCTTGCATGTCTCAGCCAGCATGGGCTTCAGTTTGCTAACCACTCTAGGTACCTCACTCTGTGCTGCCTTTTGTACATCGAACACCGGCTGCACCACGCGGCCCGGTCCGAAGTGCTTCGCTGCCATGCCTCTCTTCTGTCTGTCCTTCGGTCCTTTGCTCATCTTTCACCTCACCTTCACTTCTGCGCTTTTGGATACTATGTACACGCAGTAATTACTGGTTTCTTTTACCGGGTAGACTCCACAGTTCCAGTTCAGTCGCACCGGGCGCTGGTACGTGCCCTTGGAAGTGAAGTGCGCTCGCTCTATGTCCCGCCGCACCACCACGTAGGCTACGCCTCGCTTCTTGAGGAGGGACATGATGTTGTCCATCACTTGCTGTCCCTCCTTCCGAGTCAGCACGTTCAGCACGTACCCACAGTAGATGTAGTCGAACTCACCAGCGGGCGTATCGGGGAAGAAGTGAGGGTCGTACTTGAACATGCCTAGCCTGTCTGCGTCGTACCCTTTGCCGCATCCGTAGTCGAGCCTGCGCTTGGTGACGTCTGCTAGCTGCCCCATCAAGTGCTTCCTGATAGGAAGACTTACCTTCCGTCTTGTGATCGCTGTCTTGTGCGAGTTTTTCGAGTACATCTTTTTCTGCTCCATAGAATGAGCCGTACACTAGGCTCTTGAACTGTGACGCTTGCTTCCATTTCCATATCTGCTTCTTGCTCATGGTGAACACACTATGTCCTTGCTGCGGCGTGCTCATGATGAACCAGTTGGTCTTGGCGTTCAGCCAGTGCATGTCGAACTTCGCTTGGCTCATACATCAACCACGAAGCCCGACGTGTCATGCCTCGCCCTCCCTCTGGCGATGAGGCCCACCACGCAGCCCTTCTTGTCCATGAACCTGAAGTCATGCTCCATCCCAGAGATCACATCGACACCTTGGAAGGCACCGGGCATCTCTGACCTGAACACCACAGCCACGTTGGCTCCTTGGTTGGTGAGCCGCCTGACCAGCCCCGGTGCGGTGTACTCATGGTAGCTGTACGTCAGGTCGTAGTTGTACGGCAGCTTGCCAGCGATGAAGTTGCGTACTCGCTGCTCGCTCTTGGTGTAGTCGTAGAACTTCGTGTTGCTGAGGGCCTCCATCGGGATGTAGTTCTCCCAAGGTACGTCACTCGTACCGTTCAGCCGAGCCACAGGGGTGAGCTGCTTCTTGATGGCCCTCGCCTCAAGGGCTACCAACTCCACAGCCAGCTTGTCTGCGTATCCCTGTCGATCAGCGAAGAAGTCCAGCGTCTTGGTGATGCGTGACCGATGGATCATGTACATCTCAAGGTTCTTGGTGGTCAAGTCACCGCTGATCTGGCTGCGCCCTGCTGTGTTGAGGCACGTTGCCCTACACCCAGGGGTTGACCACGCACACACCGTATGCACCCCGTCAGCCAGGGTGTCCGGTGTCATGTGGTGGATCACAGCCTCGTATCCGAACTCTTCCAGCAGCTTCGCTGTCTTTGGATTCGTAGATGCGTTAGACAGTAGCTTTGTCATGTGTTCTCCTTATCTATCCCACTCTATCAGTTTAATCATGCCCATCATTTCTGATGGTGGTGATGCAGAGCACCGATAACATGCGGGGGTTTTCTGCCTGATGACGGCACCGACGGCCACCATACCACACGACGGACTGATTGTTGGGTCACTAGAGCACTCCGGGTGAGATATGTAGTAGTAGTTGGATGAGTGCCCTTTGGACACCCACAACCTCCAGCCCCTATCGCTAAGCAACGTCATGTGCTCTCCTACCTCTATAGTTTTCGGGGGTTGCCCGCACCGAAGCTGAGCGCAACCCAGGCTACCGCAGCCAGCGCAAGGTACACCACCTATTTGGCTCGCTTCGCAGATGAAACATCGTTGATCTGTAGGCAGGAGAGGTACTGAGGGTGGCGGGCTTGCCAGTAGCAGACCACGTTGTTCTCCTTGTCCACGTACCTCTGAATCTTATGCGGCCATGTGCGCTCAACCGCCTCTTCCAGGGTGGTTGGCTCGATGGCGTTGGCCACGTCCACGCACTTCGTAATGCCAAAGAACAGCACCAGCCCAACGAACCAAGCTGTTGCAACTGATAGGACAAAATGTCTC